TTCTAATACCAATTTGTTCGTCTTAGTACCATCTAAAGTACCTGTAAGACCTATCCTATATTTACAATCTTCTAGTTTAGTCATAATCTTACTTAAAGAAACGGCCTTAAATAAATGACATTCATCACCAATGACCATACCAAAAGATTTAAACCATTTTTTAGGTAAGTTATATATTGATTGCCAAGTAGAAATAACTACATTCTTATTTGTTTCTTTCTCGTGACCTTGGTAAATTTTGTGTACATACTTATCAGGATTCCAACCATAATCTTCAAAATCTTTATACAACTGTTCTACTAAAGAAGTAGTAGGAACAATAATCAATATTTTATTATTTGTTTTTTCTTTTAATCTTAATAAATTAAATCTTACTAATAGATAAACTATTAAAGACTTGCCAGAGGCTGTAGGCGATAATAACAAACAACGATTCTTCTGTAGAGAATGAATAAAGGCTTGTTTCTGATAATCTCTTAACTCCATAGGCACTTTTAAATTAGTTATAAACTTATTTACTAACGTTTCATCTACTGATATATCTTTTATTTTTGTACCATCAACAATTTGTATTTTATTATCTTCACACCATTTAACAATATAAGGATATAAACCGGCATAAATCTGGCCAGTTGCATAAGAAAACAATCTTATCTTACCGTCCCAAACTCTATTTCTAAATTGAGGTGTAAATCTATAACCAGGAACTTCAAAAGTAAAATACTCTCCTAAATCTCTACGTATAGAATCATCAGCTTCTATTTTAAGATAGACTTCGTTTTTCTTATCTATGATAATATATTTTGTAAGGGTCATACGTATTAAATAAATTGAGGACCTACTGACCAACCTACTAATACTTTTCTTGTTCCACTTGTAACTGGATTAACTTTATGCCAAACAAAAGATGGAAATGATATAACTGTTCCTAATGTAAACTTATCGTTAAACTTAGTATTAATATGTTTTTCTGGTTTTGGATTTGGTTTAGATATTTCAAATTCACCTCCTTCATAATCTTCATTTAAACATAATGTAAAACTTATTTTTCTTATGTACCCATTAGGGTATGGTTTACTGTGACTGTCTATATGCCAATCATAATGGTCGTTTATTTCATAAACTGTATATTGCAGTGGTTCAAATTCTTTTAAAACAAAATTCCATTTGGCTTTTTTATTATGATCTAAAATAATTTCGTTTATATCTTTATTTAATTTATCATTTGTTAACCAAGTAATTTTTGATTTTCTGTTTATATCTAAACCATCTTGTACTTTGGCCATATGAAGTTTAGATGTTTCAGCTTGAGAAATAATTTCATCACAGTATTTTCTATCAAAATATCCATTAGAAATACAATGATTATTTTCTAAGTGCATTATACGGCACCGCTTGTAAATCTACGCCATTCTATGGCATTTTTTATAGTATATGTTCTGTTTACAATAACTCTTAATGTACGATCTAAAAAATCTACAACTGTAATTAAATAGGCCACCTTTTGTGATAATTTTTGTATATCAACATCTGCTTCTAAATATTTGTCAATATCTGTTCGCATAATTTTTAAATCAAAAGGTTTGGCCTGATACACACTAGGGTCGGCCTTACCAGTATAATATTCCCACTTATCACGTTTAATAGTTTTTAACTCATCTTCAGTACGTGTAAGAAGTAATTTAAATTTAGTATAATGTTTCATATACTTGTTATGTAATTGTGGAGTTTTTAATGATTCTAAATCTAATTCAGTATCGTTAATTTTAAGGTCTTTATCTGCTTCTAATTGTAATTGTTCTAAATCCATAATATAATTATATCACAAAACTATTTAAAAATCAAGTCTAGGTGGTAACCTTTGTTAATGTTGGTGAATTTATACTTGCAAAATTGTATATACAATATTTAAAAACAACATCAACAGTTAGATAATTAACATCAGTGGCCTGTTGATTGTACTGTAATCCTCCTAAACTAATAGGAAATACATCTTTAAATCTTACTTCTACTACAGGATTGTTCTTGTTTGTAAGTATCAATAGGGTTGCATCGGACATTGCGGCCCCTTGTGATGGAGCAGGGTATCTTATTTTTCCTATCTCTCTACTCACTTCTGATTTGCTTGTTGGAAATCTATCTTTTCCTGCTTGCATTAGTGTATCATAATCGCTGTATCCATCAGGAAATCCTAGTCCAACCAACCAACCGTGAATTTCTTGATAGTTTTCTAAATTTTCATCTACAATAAATGACATTTGCAAATCGCCATATTTAAGTTTTTCACCAGGCATTGGTATATCTTTTAAAGGTGTTTGTTGTTCTACAAAGTTAATATTAATACCAGGAATATTAATAGCTGTGCAAAAGTATTCTACTTTTGGTAACTTAATAATATTAAATTTAAATTGTGTTGGGCTGGCGTAATCCAGTTTTGTAGGTTGTCTTGAATATGAGTTTGTAGTTGTCATATTAATATTTAGGCATAAAAAAAGGAGGGTTTTTTAGGCCCTCCTTTTTAATCATTTGTTCAAAGAACAAACCAATATTACATCAAGTTAACAACTTGAACTTTTCTGTAGTATCTGTTTGCGTTAGCAGTTCCAGCACCATTGATAACCGCAGTTGCAGTATCAGCTCCAGCTTCAGCAAATGGATTTGCTTGGATTCCGTAACGTGTTTTGAAACCAATTTTTGGTTGGAACGAGTCTTGACCAACAGCTCTCACCATTTGTAGTGGAACGTATGGACAATAGAATATTCCGGCATCATACTGTGATGTACCTTTATATCCTACAACGAAGAATTGTTTAGCTGTATTTGCATTTGCAGAATACGGATCAATATAAACTTTATATCTACCATTTAATATTCCAGCAAAAGTGTTACCAGTGTCATCAACATTTAAATTGTTGTTTAACGCTGGAGTGTAATCTAATACACCAGCCATTTGTAGAGCAGACGCAACATCTGAAGAAGTTATCAGAATGTTACCTTTTCCTCTACGTGTTCTTTGTGCGATTGTGTTTGCTTCTCTTTCAACTTGGAACATAAGACCTTTGAATCTCTCAACAGACCATCTTCCGTTTGAGTCAGTATCTAAGTCAAATATACCAGACGTTGTAGTACCAGCAACAGCACCTTTTTCTGAATTGATGTAAATAGTTCTTACAACTTCTCTATTGATTTCCGCAAGGATTTCAGCAGATAGAATATTTGCAAGTTCTGTTTCAGCATCTAAACCATGGATTGCTTTTAAATCTTGTGCAAGTTCCATAGTGTATTCAGCTTTAAGTGCTCTTGATTTAGCAGTTACAGTCGATTTCTCGATTGAAAATGCCATTTCAGCAAAGCTATTTTGTTCTCTATCACCTAGTGCTTCAGCAGCAGCAGTTGACATTCCAGTTCCAGTAGTATAAGTGCCAGCAGGGCTGTCATTTAATAATGCTGGGTTAGTTCCTGAATCAGCAGTAGTTGAATAACCACCAATTGATGAACCACCTTTATTTCTTCCAGAATAGTCAGTATCAGCAGCATCAAATAATGCTTCTGCGCTTGACGCCTGTGATTGATATTTTGCTCTCATAGCGAAGATCAGTCCAGTTGGACCAGTCATTGGCTGTACGCCAGCTATGTCGTATGCAATAAGATTTGGCATTGCTCTTCTTACTAAAGAAATTAGGATTGGATCCCAATTCTGTATAGAAGTTGCATCAGTGCTGTTCATTGGAGCAGCTTCTGACATAAATGCTCTATCTTCTCTTAGTGCTCTCTCTTGGTTTTCCAAGATAACAGCAGTAACCGCTCTTTTATAACTATCCGTAACTTTTGGGAGTTCTGGATGTTCAAGGACCGGTGACCACTTTTTAACTAATTGTTCAGATAAGTACATATCTTTTATTTTCTCCCTTTATTTTTTAAGACCCAATTTAATGGTATCTTTTGTTTTTGTGATAGCGGCCGTGTAAGCAGTCATAGCGTTTGACAAATCTACGTGAGTAGTTTCGCCTTCGGCAACGTTATCTATTTCACTTTTAGATGAAATCTCTTTTGTTGAAAAGTAAGACTCTTTAATAGTCGATACTTTTTTCTTAAACTCGTCAGCATTAGAATACTCAATTTCTTCAGCTAACTTGTTAAACTTTTCTTTATTAGTATCTGTCAAGTCTTTAGATACAGCATCTACTATATCTTGTCTTGTCAATTTACCAATTTCAGAATTTAATTTAACATTGTTCTCGATTTGCTCGTTCAATTTCTTGTTAAGCTCTTCGATTTTTGAAGCTTGATCTTCTAACACGTCATATTTTTCGTCTGGTACATTTATGTAATGATCTTCAAATAGTTTTTTAAGACCAGTGATAAAGTCCTCAGCGATTTCACCTTTGATACCTCGCTCAACAGCAAGTTCGTTTGATTTCATCCATTCCTCAACAACGTAGTTTAGGTATGAATCTACTTTTTCAACGAGTTCTGCTTTTGTAGCATCAATATTTTCTTTAAGTTTTTTAGCATAACCTGTTTCCATTTTTGATTTTTCTGTTTTCAATTTTGATTTGATAGCAGCTTCAAATATAGTTGCAGCTTTTGCTTTAAATTCTTCAGTTAATTTTTCATCTCCGATTAATGCTTTCACATCATCAGAAACGTCAATAACTTCTTCTTGTTCTGTTTCTTCTACTTTTAACGTTTCACCTGGAGTTGCAACTTTAGTAACACCAGCTTCTGTGTCTGGTTTTTTACTAGCGTCAACATCTGCGGCTTTTGCGTTTACTGCGTCAGAAACTTTTTTGTTATTTTTTGTAGCGTCAGGATTGCTGTCAGTTGCTTTCACAACCGCTGCCCCTAAATCTTGTGCTTCGTTAGAAAGCTTAGTAGGTTCAGCTGCTACAGCATTCTTTTTTGGAGCATCAGCAATAGTGTCTTGTTCTACTATTGTTTCTGCTTTGACTTCTACTTGTTTTTCTGTAGCCATTTGAGAAATCTCCTTTATATTAATTGCAATTAAAATATCTCTCTTTTAATAATGATATTTATAATTTGTTGATTTTCTATTATAATTTACTTAAAAAATCCTTGAATACACTAGCCTTTTTTTCAGCTAAATCAAGTCTTTTTGTCTTAATTAATTCTTGTTTCCAAGATTCTACATCTTGTTCTATAAGAATACCGTTGTTCCATACCCATTCTTTTGTTTCCATAATACCTTGTA